ATGGAAGAGCAAAGAAGAAATGCAATTAGAGATACTTTCTATGTAAATCAATTAATGATGCAGAATGGTCCAGCTATGACTGCAACAGAAGTTGTTCAGCGTAATGAAGAGAAAATGAGATTGCTTGGTCCAGTTCTTGGAAGATTACAATCTGAATTATTAAAACCACTTATTGATAGAACGTTTGCAATTATTTTAAGAAAGAAATTATTTAGACCAGTTCCTGATTTCTTAAATGGAAAAGATATTCAAATTGAATATGTATCTCCATTAGCTAAAGCGCAAAGATCTTCTGAACTACAATCTATTATGAGAGCAATTGAAATATTTGGATCGTTATCACAAGTAGCTCCTGTATTTGATTTTGTTAATATAGATAATTTAGTAATGCACTTGGCTGACATTGTTGGAGTACCTGCTAAAGTTTTAAATTCTAAAGCAGAAGTAAATGCTATTAGACAACAGAAACAACAACAAGCAATGCAACAACAACAACTTGCTCAAATGCAACAAATAGCTCAAGCTGGTGGTCAAATAGCTCCACTTGCTAAAGCATTACCGGAGGAAGCAAAAGCGTTAGTAAATTCATAATAACAAACGAAAGGATAATTAATGGAAGATCATTTAAAACAGTTAAAAGAATTTTATAAATTAGTATTTGAGACTGATGCAGGCAAACAAGTTATGTCTGATCTTGAAAAAAGATGCCACTACAATGTTACCACCAACGTAAGAGGTGATAGCCACGAGAGTGCATATATGGAGGGACAACGCAGCGTTCTTCTATTTATAAAAAACATGCTGCTTAATGAAAACCAAAAAGGAAAATAAATGTCAGAAATACAGACAACTGAACAAAACGTTCAGCCTGTTGCAACTGAACCTACAAAAGAAACAACTGCAACAGTAAACACAACAACATCACAATCAACTCAACCTGTATCTTGGAAAAATTCTATCTCTGAACAATATAGAACAAATCCAAATATAGAAAAATTTACAGAAATTGATGCGTTAGCAAAAAGCTATATCAATGCTGTATCTATGATTGGATCAGATAAAATTCCATTGCCAAATAAAAATGCAACTGAAGAACAGTGGAATGAAGTTTATAATAAATTAGGAAGACCAGAGTCTCCTGATAAATATAAATTAGAACTTAAAACAGAAGCTGCAGTAGTTGATGAAAATATTATCAAAGGTTTTGCAGAAAATGCACATAAGTTAGGATTAAATAATTCACAAGCTCAAGGCATATTAGAGTTTTATAAACAAACTTTAGAATCTGGAGCAAAAGATATGTCTATAACTATGGAATCAGCTCAAGCTAATGCTGCTAATGAACTTCGTAAAGAATGGGGTAAATCCTATGACGAAAATATTCAGAAAGCTGCTTCTATTGCTAAAACATATTTAGGCTCTGATGTTCTTGATACTCAATTAAGAGATGGATCAAGACTTGGAGATAATGTTAAAGTTATAAAAGCATTTGCTAATATAGCTGGATTACTTTCTGAAGATAAAATAGTAGGCGCAGGAAGTGATAACATTACTAAAGCTAGAGATATTGAAGCTGAAATTAAAGAAATAACTAATAATAAAAAAGGTGCATTCTGGAATAGAATGGATCCGGATCATGAGAAAACTGTGGCTCATGTATTAGCTTTAAGAGAATTAAAGCACGCACAAAGATAATAGTATTTAGTTATTGATTTTTTTATAATTTATACTAATACACAACTAATAGGTGGTTTTTAATAAATCATCTATTAGTTGTGAGACAATTCCAAAAGAACCTCACTGACAGAAAGAAATAGACTTCCCTCTAACAGAGGTTAAATGCAAGAGAGCCTATTGTAAAATGGAGAACTTCTCTGATTGTTTTAACTTTTGTTGATTGCTCAATGGTGAGTAATTAACGCTAACATAACAAATGGAGACAAATAAATGTCAACACAAATAACTACAGCTTTTGTAGAGCAGTATTCTGCTAACGTACAATTGCTATCTCAACAAACTGGATCTCTATTAAGAGATAAAGTTAGAGTTGAATCAGTAGTAGGTAAAAATGCTTTCTTCGATCAAATCGGAAGCGTTACTGCTACAGTAAGATCAAGCAGACATTCAGACACTCCACAGGCTGATACTCCTCACTCTCGTAGAAGAGTTTCTCTTGCGGATTATGAATTTGCTGATTTAATCGACGATCTAGACAAAGTAAGAATGCTTGCAGATCCAACTTCTTCTTATGCACAAGCTGCTGCTTATGCTATGGGAAGAGCTATGGATGATGCGATCATTGCTGCTGCAACTGGAACTGCATACACTGGCGTTGCTGGTGGAACTTCAACTGCATTACCAGCTGGTCAAATCATAACTGAAGCTAGCACAGGTGGATTAACAATCGCTAAATTAAGACAAGCTAAAAAAATTCTTGATTTAAACGATGTAGATCCTTCTATAGCTAGATTCATAATCGTTGGTCCAAAACAAATCGACGACTTATTAGGAACAACTGAAGTTACTTCTAGCGACTTTAACACTGTTAAAGCTCTTGCTATGGGTGATGTTAATTCATTCCTTGGATTTAACTTTATCGTTTCTAACAGATTAGCTATCGCTAGTTCTAAAAGATCATTGATTGCTTTCGCACAAGACGGATTACTTCTTGGCGTTGGTAAAGATGTAACTGCTAGAATTGATGAAAGAGCTGACAAAGGTTATGCTACACAAGTTTACTATTCTGCTGCATTCGGTGCGACTAGAATGGATGAATCTAAAGTAGTTAAAATCGAAGCTCACGAAGCGTAATATCGTAATTTAGTGGGGAGCAATCCCCACTATCTTAAATATGAAAAAACTAGACGAATTAAAAACAATTTTACATTTTCAAAATAAAGACTATATCTATCGCTATGTGTTAGTTGATAGATTTAAACACACTCAAAATGCACATCATGGTTTTGATAAAGATCTAGAATTAACAGAAGCGGAGATATTTGCTAAAGTAACTCCAAGAAAGATTAGAAGGAAATATATTGTAAAAAAGGATTAATATGGCATCAGTTGTAGATATTTGTAATTCAGCATTAAACCAATTAGGCGCATCAACAATATTATCGCTTACAGAAGATTCTAAAAACGCAAGACTTTGTAATGCAAGATATACAAGCGTTAGAGATGCGGTATTTAGAAGTCATCCATGGAACTGTTTACAAAAAAGAATTGAACTTGCATCAGATGTTGCAACTCCTGCGTGGGGTTTTGAAAAACAATTTACGTTACCATCTGACTGTTTAAGATTAATATCAATTTACGATTCTTCATATAACTACAGAGTAGAAGGAAGAAAGATTGTGTCTAATCTTGATTCAATGAAAATTTTATATGTTGCAAGAGTAGAAGATCCAAATGAATATGATGAACTTTTAAAAGAAACTGTTTCTGCTGCTTTGGCTGCTGACATTGCTTATGCAATCACATCATCAAATCCTGTTGCTACACAAATGTATAATTTGTATCAAACTAAATTAAAAGACGCTAGGTTCGTAGATGCAACAGAGGGACAAAATATTTTATTAGATAGTGATAATCCAAACTTTGTAGATTCTAATCAATTCTTAACATCAAGGCTATAAAAAATGGCTAGGGTTTCTGTCCAGTTAACAAACTTTACTGCTGGAGAATTATCACCACGTTTAGATGGTAGAAATGATTTATCCAAATACGCATCAGGATGTAAGACATTACAAAACATGGTGGTTTATCCTCATGGTTCAGCAGCAAGAAGATCAGGAACAACATTTGTAGCTGAAGTTAAAGACAGCACAAAAAAAACTAGACTTATTCCTTTTGAATTTTCAACAACACAAACTTACATTTTAGAATTTGGAAATCAGTATATTCGTTTTTACAAAAACAATGGAGTTATAACTTCTTCTGGTTCTCCTTATGAAATAGCAACTCCATATTTAGAAGCAGACTTACCTAATTTAAAATATGCACAGTCAGCAGATGTTATGTATATCTGCCATCCAAATTATTCTATAAGAAAACTTTCTAGAACTGGTCATACATCTTGGACAATAGAAGAAGTTCTTTTTGATAATGGACCATTTTTAGATCACAACACATCTGAAACAACATTAACTGCATCAGCAACAACTGGTAATGCAATAACAATTACTGCGTCAGCAACAACTGGAATAAATAATAACACAGGCTTTCAATCAACAGATGTTGGTAGATTAGTTCATTTAGGAACTGGAAATGGTCATGCAGAAATAACTTCAGTAACAAGCACAACAGTAGTTGTAGCAGAGGTAATTGAAGCATTATCAGGTACAGCGGCTACTGCAGATTGGTCATTAGGAGCTTGGTCTGAAACAACAGGTTATCCTTCTACAGTTTCTTTTTATGAACAAAGATTAGTGTTTGCAGGAAGCAAATCAAATCCTCAAACTTTATGGTTTTCTAAATCTGGTGATTACGAAAACTTTAATGAAAATTATCATGGAACAATTGCTGATGATGACGCTATTACTTATACCATTGCATCTAACCAAGTTAACGCAATTAGATTTTTATCTGCAACACGAACATTAATCGTTGGCACAGTAGGTGGTGAGTTTTCAGTATCAGGTGGTGGTACTGATGATCCTGTAACTCCTACTAACATTCTTATTAAAAAACAATCTAACCATGGATGCGCAAATATAGATGCAGTACCAGTTGGTAACGTAACTTTGTTTTTACAAAGAGCTAAAAGAAAAATTAGAGAACTAGCATATAACTATGACGTAGATGGTTATGTTGCACCTGACATGACTATTCTTGCTGAACATATTTCAGAATCTGGAATTAATAATATGTCATATCAACAAGAACCTAATCAAATTATTTGGTGTGTAAGAGAAGATGGAAAATTAGTTGGATTAACTTATCAGAGAGAACAACAAGTAGTTGCTTGGCATCATCATGTATTTGGTGGTTCATTTGGAAATGGTATTGCTATGTGTGAATCTATTGCAACTATTCCAACAGATGAAAAAGAATATCAAACTTGGGTTATTGTTAAACGTACAATTGGTGGAACAACAAAAAGATATGTTGAATATATTAATAATTTAGATTTTGATGAAACTGATAATACAACTTTTAATTTTTTAGATTCATCTTTATCTTATTCAGGTTCTCCAACTACAACTATTACTGGTTTAAGTCATCTTAATGGTCAAACAGTAGCTGTTCTTGCAGATGGAGCAACTCATCCAAATAGAGTTGTTTCTTCAGGATCAATAACATTATCAAGACCATCAAGTAAAGTTAAAGTGGGTTTACCTTTTACATCAATATTACAAACAATGAGAATAGATGCAGGATCTCAAGATGGAACATCACAAGCTAAAACAAAAAGAATTTATGATGTATCTATTAGATTATATGAATCTATTGGAGTTGAAGTTGGTCCAGATTTAAACAACATGGAAGAAATTCCATTTAGATCTTCAGCTAACAATATGGATGAAGCTATTCCGGTATTTACAGGAGATAAGTCAGTTGAGTTTAGAGGTAATTATGAAACAGATGGGTATATCTTTGTAAGACAAACACAACCTTTACCTTTAACAATTTTATCTATATATCCAAGATTGGTAACAAATGATGGATAATAAATTATTTGTAATTCCTTATATTGCAAAGCATGGTAAAATAATCATGGCTTCGCAATTAAACCATGTAATCAGTGATTTAGAAATTGATTACATTAAAGAAAGTTCTAACCTAGAAGAGAAAGATATGGCATTCACTTGTGTTATAAACGATAAAGTTATCGCTTCTGCTGGTATTAAAAAAATTTGGAATGGAGTTGGTGAAGGATGGGTTTTAGCAACAGATAAAATCTGGAATCATCCAGTTACTATTGCAAAAGCTATTAAACAAAATTTTGATTACGTTGCAAAATCTAATAACATTAAAAGAGTTCAAACTGCAGTAAGAGTTGATTACGGAATTGGAATTAGATTTGCAAAGTGGTTAGGATTAACTAATGAAGGATTAATGAAGAGTTACGG